GGTGAAGAGTCTAATGTAAAATCAGTTGTACTTGCATCGCCACTAAATCTTTTACCAGCTAATGATTGAAATGCATTAGTTGTATCTAAGGGTGTTCCTACATATGCCATTTTACGTTATCTCCATTATTGACAAAGCAATGTCAGCCGCACCAGTCGCTGTTAATGTCAGCGTATCTGTTGTCTCCATTACTACCTTATTGCCCGAAAGCAGTTCCAGAGAGCCACCAACAGGAATGGGTGCATTAGTAACAAGTTCAACCGCTTGGTTGGCTTCGTTATTAGCACCTGCTCTGTTAGAGGTATCTGAAGTTAATGTAACTGTTGCAGTAATTTGTCCAGTTGTTGTATTACCCACCATCATTCCAAGAACTACTGTAGTAGTAGAACTTGCAACTGTGTAGATAACATCAGCACTGGTAACTCCTGCTTTTGTTACTACTTTAAAAGTATTAGCCATTTATTATCCTCCTATTATCCTAACTCAACCGAGTGCAATGGCTAGGGCCGTTGGATCTTCGCTTGAAAATCCTGCACTTGTTAAATACGTTTTTAATGTTGTTAAAGCTACCTGCTTCATTGTTCCATCATCATTTGTTACTAATCTATCTGCATCTGCTAATGTTATAGATGAAGCAGCAGTGCCACCATCCATAATATTTAATTCTGCCGCAGTTGATGCAACTGCCGTGCTTCCTAAAGTTAATTGTCCATCTGGTACAACTAAACCTGCTGCTCCACCAAGAATTAAATCATCGGCAGAAGTATCCCAAAGCATATAGGCACTTGCTGTATCACCAAAGAATTTAACATCATAACCAGTGTCATCGACACCGACTGTTATGGTATTATCTACTTGTATAGCACCATCTAAATTTGTTGTGCTAGAAACTGTTAATCCATCTGTTGTTACAGTACCATCAAAGTAAGCATCTTTAAATTCATAAGAACTAGAACCTAAATCTATATTATCATCTGTAGATGGTAATATTGAGCCATCATTAATAGTAATTTGGTTTTCATTGTTAGCTTTAAATGTAATTACGTTTGATCCAGAGAAAGTAATTGCTGTATCAGTATCTCCGTCACCAGTTATAGAATCAAGTTGAATATCTCCTGCATTAGTAATAGCAGAATCACTAAAATCTAAAGTTCCAGTAACATCAAAGTTTCCACCAACACTTAAATTTCCAGTTATAGTTGCATTATCTGCAATTGTTGTTTCTGAAGTTGTATGACCAATAGTTACAGCTATACCACTTGTCTCAGTAGCTATTTTTAAAGCACCAACAGCATTAGTAATATAAGAATTAGTTCCATCGTGATATAAAGTTAAATCTTGACTGTCTCCAATTTTAATTGGAGTTGAATCTGTTAATAATAATGAATCTGCTGATTCATCCCATAATAAATAACTACCAGAAGTAGCACCAAAGAACTTTACATCATATCCTGTATCGTCAACACCAACAGTAACTGTTGCATCTATTTGAGTTGCACCATCAATATCAACAGCATCTAAATTAGATGTTCCGTCTATATCCATATTACCAGATATATCTAGTTCCGTTGCAACAACTTTATCATTAAATGTTGCAGCACCTGCCGCACTCATATCAAGAGTTAATGCAGTAATTGCAGAACCTCCATCATCTCCTTTAACAATAAAATCTTTATCTTGAACGCTTGTAGTTATTACAAAGTCGCTTGAACTGTTGGTAAATTTACCAATTGCAGTACCACCATCTTTAATAACAACATCAGCACCATCAGCATCTAATATAATATCAGCACCAGAATCTATCGTTAAATCAGAAGATGAACTTAAACGTGGAGTTGAGAACATACTCAAAACTTCATCGCTACCATCAATATAGATGATATCTTTCATTCCTGTTGGTATGGTTACAGTTGCTGCACCAGTACCAGAAGTACAAATAACAGAGCTATCTGAACCATTAATGATAAAATAATTTATTTGTACATCTGGAAATGTAACAGTTCTTGTTGTCCCCGGAGAACCAGTAAATTTAATTACTGCGTGTCTTCCATTATTATCTGCTGTTCCATCAGCAAAAGCTAAAGTAACATTACCAGAGGCAACACTGACTTCTACATATCCACCAATAGCATCATCCAATAGATCAATAAGGTTTTCATTGAGCTTATCACCCCATGTACCTTCATTTTCTCCATCAGTTTGCTTAATAAAGCCTAGTTGTGTATAATTTGACATATTATTCCCTTAATTTGCGTGTCCTTTTGTCCAAGTTTCTGTTCCATCAGAAGTTGTATCTAGCAAAGTCCAAAATTTAACAGTTCCTGTAGCCAAAGTTCCACCTTGACCAGTTGCTGAAAAATTAGCTGTTCCTGTAATAGCAGCAAATGATGCAAGAGAACCTATAGCTCCTAATTCTGGAGTAGTTGCTTCTGTTACATCAGCATTAGCTTGAGGTGTTTCAGATCCTAAAGCTAAAGTTGCAGCAATACCCGATTCAGATATTAATGCTGCATCATTCCAACCATTGTCACCATATGCGTTAACATTATAGCCTCCAGCCATTAACTAATCCTAATTATAGCTGTATTGTACGCTGCAGATGGTAATTGAATTGTGAATGTACCTGCTGTTGAGGTATAATCAGAACCAAAATCCAATATTGCAATAGATGCATTTGATTTAGAATTGTTGTAGATCATAGCACCACGAGCAGTAATTGTTGCAGTAGTCCAAGCTGGATCTGCTGCATCAAAGTATGCTACTTGGTTGGTAGAATCATAAGCTACAGCTTGACTAGAAAGAGTTGCTCCTCCTGCTGTATATCCAGTTCCACTTACTTCGTTAGAAGTAGTGTAAGCCGATGTTGTAGCTCCAAGTGAAGCACTTGAAGTGTACAATGCTATTTTTAAAGTGTTTCCACCATTACCTAAATTATGTCCTCCATCCAAACAATCCTGTAAGAATGCATCTGTTAATGTTTGCGTTATTGCCATTTATTTTCTCCTATGTAGTCGCTTGTTGTATATTATTTTCTCCCATTAAGTTCATAGGAGCATTATAATCGTCTCTTCTTCTTCTTCTTGCTTGGTTATTTACTGATTGAACGGCTGCTTGATATCGTTGAGAATAAATTTGTAAATCTTCTCTATTTTTACTAAATGTACAAGCCTCCATTAATGCACCAAACAGAAGTAATTCTTGTGCATTTATTGTTAGCCAATTTGTTGTATTGGAACTTGAAAGTGTATCTAATCGTTGAACATAACTCATTTCTATTGTCAATGCAGCACTAGGAGTTGGTGCTACAAGAATTTCTGTATCTTTATAATTAGCCCAGTATTTTGGTGTTCCTGTTGTAGATGAAGTGGGCCAATAATCATAAATAAACTCGTCTGTTCGTTGTTCTAAAAAATGTCTTTTGCTGCTAGAATCTAAATATATTACATGTTTTATAATTAAAGCATCTGTAGGTTTAGTAATAAATCTATCATTAGCATTAAAAGAAGAATAAGCACTTGTTACAAAGGCTTGTGGATCTACATCTCTAACAATACGTTGTTCAGCTAATCCAATAAAATTATCTGTTTCATTAGCGAATTCTGTTCCATCATTTTCCATCCAATCTTTAAGGTCTTGTGTCAAACTAGAATAAGTCATTGTTGCCATATTATCTCCTAACCTACATCATCCAATAATGCTGCTACTATACATGTTACTGTTGAAGAAGATGAAATTGCATGTATATCAGCAACAGTTGTGTTTGGTAAATTTGCAAACCAAGAATGACCTGCCGCAATTTTAATTCCATCTGTTACAGAAGTAGAAGCAGTTCCTGCATCTAAAACAATATAAACATCATTTGATGAATCAGTATTTTTAATAAATAAAAAATTAACTTTATCTCCTGTAGCAACAGCAGTTGGTGCTGTATCATCATCAACAGCAGTATAATCTGTAAAATATCCTGCAATTAAATCTGTGCTTGAATTTGAAACACTTGTTAATTTATAATACCATTTGTCGTTAGCATCAGCAGGACTAATAGTCATGCTACCAGAAATAGTTTTAGCTATTTCATCTGGTAATATAGTTGCTGTAAGTGTTATTGATGCATCATCTGCCATTATTTCTTCCTTTTACCTTCTTTAATAAGACGTTCTTCTCTTTCTTCGTATTTCTTTACTTCTTCTGGAGATAAATTTTTTATAAATCCTTTTTTAGGATTTTTCATTATTGCCATTTTTACAGGCTTAACTGTGACACTATTAGCCATTTAATTCTCCTCTAAATATTTTTGATTCTATTCCTGTAACCTTGACGGTTACATCTTTACGACTTTTTTTTGTCGAAATGTTTCCAGAGTTGTCCTTGAAACTTGTATTGTCCGTAGTGGATGAGTTCTGAGGAGAGGTCTGCCCAGATTGTTCCTCCGATTTTTTGCCATCTTCTTGAGAAAGCGTAATCTTCTGATAAATACCTTCCATCTTCATCCTTCATCGTATCAAAAAACAAATAAGTGTTATTTGATTTGTATTCTTTTCCATTAAGTATTTGATCTGTATTATAATGTAAATCTGGATACTCTTTTACCATTTTTAAAAGAGCTTCTTTCTTAATTAAAAGAAATCCAGTTGCTGCATCTAATACTTTTGCAAAACCTTTTTTAACTTCTACGTTATCTTTGTCTTCAAAATTTAACACATAAGGTAAACTTAATGTTTTGTAGTCTAAATCGTCTTTAACTAGCTGTGGAATAGCACTCCAATTGATTAATTTCATTGGATAAGGTGCACAAACCACATCTTCGTTAAAATCTAACATTCTTTTTACAATTTGAGGATTAAATCCTATATCAGCATCAACAAACAACAAATGAGTAGCCTTTTCATCATCTAAAAAGTTAGCTACTATAGTGTTTCTTGCTCTTGTAACTAAAGATTCCATTCCTAACGTCTGTATACGAACTGGAATTTCCTCTTGTCTGCAAAAAGTTTGCAATTCTAACATGGAATGGAAGTAATCTTCACATATCCACCCACCAAAAGCTGGTGTTCCTACAAATAAATTAACATTATGAGACACTAATACTTACACTACCTAAAGTTGCACTAGATGTCAATGCTGTAGCTAATGTTGTGCCTGTTGCTAAAGTAAAACTTCCTCTTATTCTTTTATCTGATGCTTTAATACCCAATGCTTGATGTAAAGTATTAACAGTTCCATTGTATAATTGGTCAGAACCATATAATTTTACTTGTGGACTAGCATCTTTTAATGCTTCTGCATCAGCAGATTTTTTTTTTGGGTCTAATTGTGGGTGTTTAGGCTCAAATTCACTGTAATGAACTAAAGAACCATTCCACTCTTTAACCATTTCTGTATATGGAAAAGCCATACCACTTCTATCGGATATTGCTTTTGCATATTTACCTCTTGCAAATGCCATTATTTGTCCTCTGATTCATAACAATTGCATTTAGGGCATCCTTGATCTGATGTACACTCACAATCATCACAAAAACATGCACAATTAATGCATTTTTCACTGTCTAATTTACATTTTTTTATATTATCCATTAAGCCCTCGCAATATCTGGATAAATTTTAAGGTCTACTTTTTCCCTACCTTCGTCTAAAGCTCGTTTAAACTCTTCTTCGTATTGTAATTTTAATTCTTGTCTTCTATTAATATCTATTTGAGGTCTTTTTTGTGCCATATAAAATGAAAGACCACTAACAGCACAAGGTAAAAATCTGTCTGGAATATCAATACTTTCTGTTGAAGCAGTAATATCCTCTATTCTGTTTCTTCTTTTGTATCGAAAAACATCTGTTGAATTATCTGGTGTTGGATAAAGATAAACTACTGGAGCTTCTCTTTGCATATCTAAAAAATATTGTGAAGGTCTTCCTTTTGTAGATTTCACAGGAATGTTTAGATAATCTTCCCTATTAATTCTTTCCATTTGAAAATCAGTTCTTACACTATTTTCAGTTCTAGATATGACAGCCTCTGTAACATCTATTGTATAAGTGTCTAAAGTATAATTTGCTGTGCCTTCAGTTACAGTTTGAGTTGCTTCATCTATAGTCCATAGTTGAATACCTCTATTTGCCCAATCACGCATCATTATATTTAAACTTCTTCGTGCACCTTTTGCTTCATTCCCTGTAATAGGCTCACTGCCTATACGAGACATAGCTTCATCGATGACCTCATCGACATATAAAGTCCACGTTTTAGTTCCAGAAGTTGCCATATTTTATCCTAGTATGTTTTCTTTAATTTCATTACAATTGTATAATGATCTAAATTAGTGTGACCACTTGTTGTAAAATCAATATCACCATCAGCTCCAGATGCTTCAGTGTTTTTAATTCCACCAAATTCTGAAAAATTTAGATGTCCTTGAACATTACCTGCTGCTGCACTGCCACCTAGAACTAATGCTTTTACATTACTTGTTGCATTCCATTCTATATCGACACGCATTCCACCAATATCATACCAAATTTTTTCTATGTCAACTCGTGAACAAGCTGTTCCATCTCTTCCTGCTGATAAAGCTGATACATCAACTTTTTTAACAGATGATTCACCATTACCATCAGAAATGTTAGTGAATTTCATTATGGCGTGTTTCGATCCAACAGCGTCAAATATTGTTTGACTTGTAACTGCGTCTGCCATTTTTCCTCCTATGTAAAAAAAAGGCTAGGGCTTTTACACCCTAGCCATTATGTTAATATACTGAATATTCCAGTTCTACCGTAAATCTACCTGCTGTAATATCAGCATTGACTGCTGTAGTAGAAAATGCATATAAGTATTTACTAGCTATAGCTGCCGTTACGTTTGGAACGAATATGTGATAATTACCTGCTGTGTTATTAAAGTTAACATCAATCTCAGTAATTGATTGTGTAGCACTTAACTGTTCGTGAAATGAAGTAACACCTGCTCCAACAATTTCTGTTCCAGATGAAACAGCAGAGTTGGTTGATGTACCACTTGTAGCACTTAATGATAAACCACCAACAAGAGTTTCTCCTGCTGCTGTAGTAATACCAATTAAGGCTCTGTGAATAAAAAATTTAGAAGGGGTTACTAAGTCGTCTGGTGCATCAGTGTTTAAAGTTCCTAATTCCACAAGAACATCACCATCGCCATAAGCTGTAGTTGCAGCATTTGTTGATGCTAGAGTTCCTGCAAAAGATTGAAATTTTCTAGTTCCAAGTGCACATAATTGTCCAGTTGAGTTAATATTAACTCCTGTTTCTGTAATTGCACCAGTAGTAGAATTTTCGTTAATGACTTTAAATCCTGTTTTTGATCTAATTGCACCACTAAAAGTTGTATTAGCCATTTTAATTCCTCGTAGTTAAATTATACCATCGCTTCTACGATTGTCTGCTCTAGGTCAGTTGGTATAATTGGGTTAATCCTAGATAAAAAAATAAGAGGGGGAAAAATCCCCCTCCTACTCGTACTTTATTACGCACCCGGTGATCCAAAAATGGATCTCCAGTCAGACCATCCAAAAGAATATCTTTCAGAAGCCTTGAAACGCATATTTCCAGATTCAAAATCCGGCTCCATAGAAGTTTTTAAAGGTCTTCTTTGGAACATCTTTAAGCCAGAATTTACTAGGTCTGTAAGAATGAACCATGCATCAGTATCAGTTAAATAATGATTAACTGCATATCCTTGTGGAAGGATATTCATTGATCTTACTGCATTGATATCATTGTCAGCAGTCCCTACTCTCAATTCTGATTTTAGGATTCTTTGTGCTGTGAAAGCTAAGTCTTTTGGAACTATTAGCTTTCTTGCATTAACTGCAACTGGAACATTTCTGTCATCCACAAAGCCACCAATCGAAATGATTGCTGATTCTAGTGAAGTTTCAGATAAGTCAGCAGCAGTTGAAGGTTCGTTAGCAAGGTCTCCAGCTTCAAGTGTTGGGTGGTCTGTAGTCATTAATGCTTTCGCATCTCCACCTACATAACTTGAGCTAAATCCATTGTTAAGAACATTCGCAGCTTTAACTTGTTTAGTGTAAGCCATTGAACGTGCCAGAGCAGCAGTGTACCTTTTAGATAATGTGTCATAAAGATTATCTTCCACAGCTTCCTCAGTAACTGAGAATGCTAGGGCGATAGTTTCATGCACATATCTTGCAGTCCATTGCTCTGAAGCAGTGTCATATTCTACAGATCCACCTTCTGCTTTAGTTGGTGCAGCTCCAAAACCAGAAAGAAGAGTTTCTTCTTCAAAGGCTCTGTCTGAGCTTTCCTCTGCGAATATTTCAGCGTGTTCACGTTCCCATCTTTTGTACTCCATCCCAAATAAGGCGTGGAGTCCCGGTTCCAACTCTTTAACGAGTTGCGATCTACTAATCGGCATATTATTCTCCTATTCCTTATACACCTGCAGTACCTTGATCGTGTCCAATCAGTTCATGTTCCCATATAACTGCTTCTAACACGCCATTAGTACCGTAAGCGTTTTTTGGTTCGTTGTACAATCCTAAGATTCGCAAATTTGCTGAACCCGTTCCTGTTGTGCCATTAATCTCAAATTTACTTTGACCAGTAGTTGTACTACCAGTTCCAGCAACGATATCTGCTAAGTTACCAATATCGGCAAAATCAGCAGAACCAGAAGATTGAATAGCAAAAACAATATTAGGGTCATCATACACATAAGCAGTGATATCACCACTGTTCTGTGCAGTTGTGCTAGCTGGGTAATACTTAGAGTAAACTTGTTCGCCAGATGAGTTAGTGTAACTGCAACCTGCAAATACACCTAGTAATCTGTTTCCAGCAGCAGCAACGTCAATATAACCTGTTGCTCCTAGTTTAACAAAATCACCAGTAAAAATATTACTAGAAGATGTTCCATCTCCCAATATTTTCCACTCATTAGCACGAATAGTTCCACCCGTAAGATGTCTTACCGGTTTAGCACCAAATGCGGCATCAGTATTTGCCATAAGTACCTCCTATTGTACGCTAAATTGTTAAAAATACACCTTACATAATAAATTCTATTCTTCGCTAAATTCGGTCTTTCTTTTACCTTTTGTTACCGAAGAACTACGCTTTTGATGAACAGGCATAGATGGATGTTGTTCTTTTAAAATATCAGCATCAACAGACTGTGTTTGTCTTTTTGTCTTTTGCTCAAAGTATTCCTTTTTCGCATCAGACATCTCAACTGGTATTTTAGCTAAAACTAAATCCCCCGTACCTATTACTCCAGCATATTTTCCTGTTTCATGTGTCGGTGCATCGAATTCTGGGTGTTCTTCAGCACGCACAAATTCATATCCTTCTCTACGTTTTTTTGATATGTTTTGTGAATCATCCTCCCCACCCGCAGACACTCTAATCCATCGGTATTTGATTCCATCTACCTTTGGTTCAGGGGCATCCAAATAATTAGGAGGTTGATATACTATTTTGCGACTAGCTTCAGCCCTAGTCGGATGGCTTTTTGTATTTTTATTGGTCATTCAGTCCTCACGAACTTCGCATATTCTTCAAGTGGCACACCTAGTTTACGAGCCATTGCGATCTGGTTCTGATTCATACGAACCTTCTTAGGTGCGGAAGGTGACTTAGAGACACCTGCTACTGTTTGTCTAGGTCGAGTTGTTTCTTGTGGAAACGATTCTCCTATACGTTTATCGAGTTCAGAATAATATTCTTCACTTGATGGATTGTAGCCCTCCATTTTTAGAGCAGCATCAATAGCATAAGCAGCACCAGTTTTTGCTACGTCAGTACCAAACCAACTGTTATCTTGTGCCCATCTAAGTGCACGAGGATCTGGTTGTGATTGTGGTTGCTGGGGAGCAGCAGTCGCTTGTGGTTGCTCAACCGTTGATGATTGTTTTGGAGTTGGTGCAACAAATGGTTGTTGATTTTCCAATTGTTTCAACTCGTATTTAACTTCTGCAATATCCTCTGCAGCTTTAAGCATTTTATCAGAGTCTCCTTCCTCATGTGCATTTTTATGTGCAGCACGAGCAGACTCTAATGCTTTTTCAGCGTTAGATTTTCTTGCATCAAAGAATTGAGATTGTAACTTAGCATAATCCTCAGTTACAACATTCTTCTTTTTAAGATCAGCTTCTAATTGTAGATTCCTGTTATAATAGTCATTACGTTGCCTCTCAGCTTCGTTTGCTCTTTTAACAAGTTCATTAATTCTATTCTGATAAGAATTATTTCTCTTCTTTGGTTTATCTTCAACTTCTTCTTGAACTTCATCTTGCTCTTCAGATGTAGCCTCGACTTCAGTTGGCGTGGATTCAGTTGTCTGTGTATCATGGACAGCTTGTGTGTCGTCTATGACTTCTTCCACCTCAGAATTATCTTGTGCTTCCTGTTCCGGAACAGAAACACCATCAAATTTCTTTAGCTTCGTTTCCTTGCCATCATCCACGACTTGCATCGGCTTTTTTTTACCCGATGAATCGTGTACAATTTGCATTGGTCTTTCTCCAAAGTTATAGTTAAATTGCGTAGCGAATGCTACGAAAGGAACAAGTATAGCTTATGCTATATTTGTTATATCTGGCACTACTGCCAGAATCTCGTCATCGTTCATTACTCTTAGTTCAGATTTGCCAAACTTAAATCTATGTCCAGCATATTTTGCAAACATAACGTGTTGTCCTTTTTTACACCACGGAACAGTCATGTCTTCTCGTCTATAGGCATCGTCACCCATTTGTATGACCTTGCCAATAGAGGCAACACTACGATGGTCTTCTACAGCTTTACCCGGTAAATAAATACCACCTTGTGTTTTATCTTGAACATCAAGAACTTGAACAAGAATTCTATGCCCTACAGCTTTAGGGTGATTCTTTTCTAATTTTTCTTCTGTTAAACTAAATTTCGTTGTCGTCATCTTCTTCTATGTGTTTTGCAGATTCTTGTAGCAAATCTTTTGCTATTCGTAAACCCCTAATTTCACCTACAGAAGAATCATATTGATCTTTCGGTATTCTGCCTTGTTCAAAGGCATCTTTTATGTTGTCAATTTCCTTGTTTATCTTATTTTTTAAATAAGAAATAAATTTAGCAGTATCCATTATTTTCTAGCTTTAATTACGTCTTCCAGATCATCTTCGTGACAGACAATCCAAAAACCTTTTCTATGTTTTTGACACAAAGCTAACACAGTTGTTTTATCTTCTTCTTTTGCTATTTCGTTAGTTTTATCCCACAACGAAATAACTGAATGTTTAGCTTTCTCAACTTTCTTTATCTTTACCTTTTTGTTGAGTAGCTCTTCTATCTTTTTCTCTTTGCTCACGTTCTATAATTGTTCTTGCTCTTTCAATATCAGCTTTGGACTCTGCCATTTGCTGTTGGTATTGAGAACGAGCCATATCACGTTGTTCGTTAGAACGCAACTTCTCTCTGTCGATTTCCATATCAGCCATTGTTTTATCACGATCTAGAGCTAATTTAGCAGAATCTAGTTGTGCTTTAGAAGCAGCTTGCTCTTCTTTTAATTCAACTTCTTTTGCTTTTAATTCAGTTCTTGCAGCACCTTCTTCAGCTTTACGCTGATTTTCTTGTGCTCGTAATTGTAAGTCTTGTTGTGCTAATTGGAATCGAGGGTCTTGAGCTTGCTGTTGTGCTTGCTGTTGTTGAGCTTGCATTTGATTTGCTTGTGCAATTTGTCCAGCAACTTGTGCTTGTGCTTGTGCAACTGCATTTTCAATATCTCTATCCATTGATTCGTATTCGTTATCTTTACCCGGATTAAATCTGTCATACTCTGGTGCATTTGGTAATTCAATTCCAGCATTAGCCATAATAGCCATTCGATATTTATGTGCTTGGTGTTCTTGAATGTGTGCCTGTAATGTACCAGCAAGTGCTTGTTGCATTCTTGGGTCTTGTGGTATAACAGCAGGATCACTCATAAAGGCTTCATGCACAGCAATGTGTGAATCATGGTCTTGCCAACCATATGCCTTTACAGGTTTTTGATACATCATTGTATAGTTTTCTGTTGCCGGATCCATAGGCTTACTTCCCATTTCTGGAATAAGCATATCATCTACATTTTCAACATCGAGTGCTTTGTATAATCTTCTATACGCTTCTCGTAAATCATGTATTTGTGGGGCTGCTGCTGCAGCTTGTATTTGTGTTTGTGCCAAGAGAACCCTTTGTGCTGTAGAAAAGATGTTAGGATCGGATACAGGGAGTATATCGATTCTTCCGTCAAAGTCATCTTTAAAGACTTCACGACCAACACCTTCTACAGCGTAGGGGTATGAATTAGGGAGGAAATCATAATTCGTTCTTGCGAGAATTTTAAATTCTTCTCGTTGTGCTTTGTGAAGTCGTTTATGAATTGACGACATCACTTTTATTCCTTGCTCTAATAACGCAATGGTTGTACCTACAGGAGCTTGAGAATTCATATCTCCTGTTTGTAAATCCGTTATTGCAGCAAGTCGTCTACCTTCGTCAGTTAATGCACCAAGTAGAGCAGTTAAAACTTGTGATGGTTCTTTAAATGGTAAAGGAACAATGGACTTACGAATATCGTCTCCATATCCCTCTACATCTCTAAATTCACCAAATCCTACAGGTTGGTCTCCTTCAACTCGCATTCCACGAGCTTTAAATCCACCCGGTAAGTTTGCAAATTGACCTGCATCAACTAATGAACGCAAAATTGTTGTTGCTGTTTTTTGCAAATTACCAAGTAGATGTACATATCCCAACCCATAAAAGTTGAAACCCGGTAAAAATTTGTAATGAACAAAATATTGTAATCTTTTAAATTTAGAATCTTCATCTCTAAAGTTTTGACGTATAGATAAAACGTCATTTGTTTCTTTACAAATAGTTACAATGTATGGACAAGCAAATTCTTTATCGCTGTTTGGTAATTCCAAATCAACGTGCATTTCTAAAAGTGTAAAGCGAGCATCTTTCTTGTATGTTCTATTTGGTTTTACACCTTCTATGTCTTGTATCTTTTCATTGATACCAGTCATGGAAGTAGAATCATCTGATCTATCTTCTTCCATTAAAGGAATATCTCTGTAGAATCCGTTAACTTGTCTTTTTCTTAACTCATTTGCCTCCATACGAATGACATGAGTATATCTTCCACTTGTTCTTAAATCAGTTGTATTACTTGATACAACAAAATCTGTAACAGGAATAAACTTTGAAACTGGTCGTTCTAATTCTGAATCGTAATAAACTTTTTTAAAGCAACTACCAACAATTGGTAGATAGAATAACATTTGGTCTAAGTCATCAAAGTATTCTTCCATTTGCTCTGTGACTTGATAATTCATAAAGTCTTTAACACGTTCAGCTTGGTATTCTATATCTTTTGTTACCTCGCCTATAATTTGTGTTTTAACAGGGCCATTCGATGGAAATAATTCTTTTAATGCTTGAGCATGAAACTGTACAGCCGCTTCAATCATTAATGGATGATGTGCAGAACATGCACCGGGAAAAGGGTTTTGCATTTCTTCTAGTTTTAATCCTAGAAGATCCATTCCTTTCTTAATTGTATCTTCCCAATCGCCACGACTTTGTATGTCAGCGTCATAAGCAGATACGAGATCGGAAGCAATTTCCTTTAACTCTTCATCATTAATATCTTCAGCTAAGTTTTCTGATTGTTGAACTTCTTCAATAGGCTCATTACCTATGACTACTTCAACTTCTTCTACAGAAACTTGATCAACTGGTTCATTTATTTGTCTTGCCATTAAAATACACCTTTAAATTTAGTGCCTCTAGAAACGAGACCACCTTTTGCTTTTCTAACTGGTTTAGGTTTAGGTTTAATTGGTTTTGGTGGTTTTGGTTTAGGTTTAATTTTTGGTTTTGTTTTTTTTAAAAAAGGTGATTCTTTTAAACCTTTAAGTATTTTTTTTCCTGCTGATTTTACTTTTTTTTCCATGCTAGGAATTGTAAAAGGTATATCACCTTCCATATATCTTGTTGGTAAAGGTTTTTTATCTTTGCCTTTTGATTTTACATTTCCATCTTTGTCAACTGTATACTCAGTCATTAGAATACGCCTTTGAATTTAACCTTTTGTGTTTGCATTGGATATTGACCACGAGACACAGAGCCTCCTGCTTTATATCCTTTTATTTTTTCTTTTTCCTTTTTTGCAGCTTTCATTCCAGCTTTAGTATAAGGAAATTTTTTCTTTCCTACTTGTGGCATTATACTAATCCTCCTTTAAAATACTTTTTAGCTAATGTACGAGATACAGATCCTCCTTTAGCTTTTAGAACAGTTCTAGTTTTGTTGTAAGAATCAAAAGGTGCTTTACCTCTTTTTTTATATACTTTTTCAAATTGTCCAGCTAGTTGTTTATCAACACCTTCTTTTGTATCAATCCCAGTAAATTTATCAAGAGCACCTGTTAATTTAGACATAATAGGTTTGTCTTTTTTAAATTGTTTTCTCTTTTTCATAATGTGTTTACCACGTTTTTCTACATAAGTTTTTTTGGCTCTATCTTTTTCCATTTTAGTGCCATATTGTTTTTTTTCTTTTGTTGCCATTATACTATTCCTCCCATAATTTTACTCATTTCTTTTGCCCTGTTGGGAGTTTGCTTTGCCCAACGTGAGTCGAGCATTTCGCTAGCCGCAACAGAATACTGTGGTGGATCTTGTTGAAGGGCCTTCCACATATTGCGGAACTTTGACACCCCTGTTTTTCCTAATTGAAAAACCATTTCTATAATTATAATTTTTGCATCATCACTAATATTTGCCTTTCCACCAGAAGGACAATTATTAATTAAATCTTCTGCACCATCAATAGAACTTTGTAAATCTTTTTGTAGTATGTCCATTAAAAACTTTTCTTCGTATTCTTTACCATCTTCCCAGAAATCTTCAACACAAAGGTGTCCTACCCCCACTGTTCTCTTACCTAGAGTATCGAGGTATACCTTGTTTCTATACCCTTCGTGTTTTTTTACTGATTCTAAAAGTTTATCAAAAGTTTCTTTTTTCATTTTAATTTTTTACCTTTTCCATGACCAATAACTTCCTGTACTTCCTGTTGCTTCTTGAGGAACATAATCTTGATGATGATGAACAAACCATCCTTGCCTTAATCGAAGGAGAGCTTGTGATGTTGAATCTACCAAGTCATCATTCTTTGAATTAGGAAATGATGCACATTGGGATATAACATCCTCTGCAAAATCTCTATCCGGTGCCCATACTTTCCCAGACTCTAAAATTGGAGTAATGGAATGAACTCTGGATTTCTTATCTTGCTTCTTAGGATTATAAGGCGTTATAG